ATAGGTTATAATAGAGATAGTTAATAGTATGCGCGCGTGAGGGTGGTGGATATGGTTTTTTATGGTAAACAGCTTTTATTTGTGGAGGAATACCTGAAAGACCTGGACTCCTACCAGGCTGCTCTTAGAGCTGGTTACAAGAACGGGGGTACAGGTCAGAACCTGCTGAATAATCCAGACATAAAGGCTTTGATTGACGAGAGAATTGAGGAGCGCAAACTTATGGGGGTTACCCCTGATATGGTTATTGCGGAGCTTGCCAGGATAGCTTTTGCTGACTTGACTGACTTCGTCAGGTGGACTAAAACTGGTAGAATCGGCCTTAGACCTTGCGACCAAGTTGATGGTAAGGTTTTATCAAGTATTGAAGAGACTATAAACGGTAAGTCCAAGACAAGAAAAGTCAAGCTTCACGATAAGCTTAAAGCACTGGAGCTTCTGGGTAGACATTTAGGAATGTTCACAGATAACATGAAGGTTAATGCTGAACTTCAGGTTCAGATTGTAGATGATATAAAATGATACAGATAAAGCTGAGTGAAAAAATACTTCCAGCGTTCAAACCCTTTTGGTTAGCCTGTAACGATGAGAAGTATCTATATAAAGTATTAAAGGGTGGACGAAACAGTGCTAAGTCCACCCATATTAGTGAACGCATAATTGTTGATATGATGAGACACCCAGTAAATGCTTTGGTTATTAGGAAAGTAGCAAACACCCTAAGTGAATCTGTTTATGAGCAGCTTATCTGGGCTATTGACTACCTAGAGGTTGGGCCCTACTGGAAAGCTACTAAAAGCCCTTTGAGCCTGATATATTTACCAAGAGGTAACCGGATAATATTCAGAGGGGCAGACGAGCCTAATAAAATCAAGAGTATCAAGACCTCGAAATATCCTATTACTATACTGTGGATTGAAGAACTCAGCGAATTTAAGACTGAAGAAGAAGTAGACACAATAGTTAAGTCTGTACTCAGGGCCAAATTGGCCAGAGGCTTAAAATACAACATCTTCTTTTCCTATAACCCCCCCAAACGGAAGCAGAACTGGGTGAACAAAAAGTACAACACCCAGTTTCTGCCTCCTAATACATATGTGCATCACTCAACCTACATGGATAATCCACATGTTTCTGAAGCCTTTCTGGAAGAGGCAGAAGAAGACAAGAAGAGGAACCTACACAAGTATAAGTGGATTTATTTGGGTGAACCGATAGGTGGTGGAGTAGTACCCTTTGATAATCTTGTATTCAGAGAGATAACAGATGATGAAATCAGAGGGTTTGATAATATACGTCAAGGAATTGACTGGGGCTATGCTGCTGACCCATTCGCTTTTGTTAGGCTGCACTACGATAAGAGGAAAAGGATAATTTACTTTATCGATGAAGTTTATGGGGTTAAGCTCAGTAACAGAGAAGCAGCTACAGAAATAATAAGTAAGAAGTGCAACGATACAAGAATCAAGGCAGATTCAGCAGAGCCCAAGAGTGTTGACGAAATGAAAACGTATGGGCTCAGGTGCTTTGGGGCTAGAAAAGGCCCTGGCAGTGTAGAATACGGTGAGAAATGGCTGGATGACTTAGATGAGATAGTCATAGATGCTAGGAGAACACCAAACATAGCCAGAGAATATGAGAGTATTGATTACCAGATAGATAAGGATGGTAATATCAAGAACAAGCTAGAAGATGAGAATAACCACACTATTGATGCTACTCGGTATGCTTGTGAGGACGATATGAAGAAACACTTAGGGCCTGTGAATAAACCAAGGGGGTGCTAATAAATGTTAACGTCATTGTACTTTCTTAATCCTGGTAAACAATGGCCTCCACCAGAAGAGGCAGAGAGATTAAAACTGTATGAACAAAACAAAGACCTGTTTAAAGGAAGACACGAAAGAGTATTCAAGAATTGGGTCAAGCTGCTGCGGGAAGATGAAAAAGCTGTTCTGGAACTGATACTGAACTGGAACAAGAGATTGAGTCTATTGTGGGCTGACTTACTGCTGGGTGAACCGCCTCAGATTACTGCTGGTGACCCTGACTCCAAAGAACAGTTAGCCCTGAAGAATCTGATGGGTGATGAGTTCCTCAACGTATCGTATGAAGTGGCTATTGACGTATCTAGATTTGGTGTGGGTCTACTGAAAGTTAGGCATGACGGCAGTAAGAGTATAATTGAAGGACAGCCCCCAGCTTATTGGTTCCCTGTGGTTAATCCGGCTAATCTGAAGGAAATAACACATCAGATATTAGCCTGGGTTGTGGAAGAGATAGTACCGGGGGTAGTTGGTAACAAGAAACAGAAGGTATTATATTGCGAGATTCACGAGAAGGGCAAGATTACATACCGCAAGTACAAATGTACTGGGGATAAGTTGGGTAGTTTGATGGAGCCTGAAAAAATTCAAGCTACTAACATCAAGGACATGTTGATTATTCCAGTAAATAACATAGTAACCACAGATACTATTATAGGTATGGACGATTATTCTGACCTTGATGCTATTATTCAAGAACTTGAGACCAGACTAGCTCAGATAGCTAAAATTCTGGACAAGCACAGTGACCCAAATATGTACGGCCCAGAATCGGCTCTGACTATTGACCCTTTAACTGGAGAAACCAAGTTTATTGCAGGAGGCAAATTCTTCCCAGTAGATGACCAGGAAAAACCTCCTGGATATATCGTGTGGGAAGGTCAATTAGAAGCAGCCTTCAAAGAAATAGATGTGTTAATGGCTCAGTTATTTATGCTAAGTGAAACCAGTGCAGCCTGTTTTGGTGAACTTAAATCAGGACTGGCAGAAAGTGGGTCAGCTTTAAAGAGATTAATGATGGCCCCTCTGGCTAAAGTAAATAGGATAAGGATGCGATTTGACCCTGCTATGAAAAAAGCTTTGCGAATAGCTTCAGAACTGGAAGTAGCACAGAGCACAGCTGGGGCAATGAGACTGGAGAATATCAATATTGAATGGAATGACGGTTTACCCAATGACCCTGTGGAAGATACTCAGGTTGAGATTCAGAGATTTGGAGCTGGCCTCAGCAGCTTGGAGAGTTCTGTGAAGAGGTTGTATGGGTTAACTGGAAAACAGCTACAGGATGAGATAGATAAAATAAACGCAGAAAAACCACAGCCCCCAGAAGTAGTTATGCCTGGAGAGGATGAGGAATAGTGGAGTTCAGCGACAAGCAAGTACAGAATCTGATAAAACTGTATGAAAGAGCCGAAAAAGACCTGACTAAACAGATTGAGAGGGCCTTGATGAAAGGCAATCAGACTGAGTATCTAGTTGGGTTAAAGAAAAACACTCAATCTATCTTGGCAGATTTGCGTAAGGGCTCAAGAGGATGGTGTAAACAGGCTATTCCCCAGGTGTATACTTATGCTACTAAGGGAGTAGATAAGGATATGCCTGGTAAAATGCCTAGTTTTGGAGCTATCCATCAGCAATCTGCTCAAGTTCTGGCAGATTCTGCTTTTGGTAGGCTTGAAGACATGACCAGCTACATAGGGCGTAGAGTTGATGACGTTTACAGAGCCTTGGCCCTGGAAAATATGCGGTCTAGTGTGGTTGGGTACAAGACTTGGCAACAAGTTGCTCGTCAGTACAAAGAGGACTTGGCTAAGAATGGCCTTACTGGGTTTACAGACAGAGCTGGACGCAAGTGGAATATGAAGGCTTACACAGAAATGGTTGCTATTACCACCACGGCTGAGGCTCATCTGGAGGGTACTAAGAATCGAATACTTGAACATGGTCACGATTTGATTAAAATAACGAATCACCCAGGAGAATGTGAAAAATGTGCTCCCTGGGAGGGTAAGATACTATCTTTAACAGGTCAAACTCCAGGATACCCAACACTAGCAGAAGCTAAAGCAGCTGGGTTATTCCACCCCAGATGTAAACATGCTTATGGTATGCACGTTGACTTAGACGCAGAGATAGCTAAACTGGAAAACAGGGGGTGATTCAGTATCTACTGCTCTTTTTAAAGGTGCAGAGCCTAAAGAACACGATACTCTAGCTGGAGAATTGCCAGCCTAAAAAATAGGAGGTTGAGAAGATGTCGAAAGAAGTATTGAAAAAGTTGTTGGGAAACCTGTTTACTCCAGAGGTTGAAAAGGCTCTGGGCGATACCGAACTGGCTGTGGTTAATGACGGGAGTTACATACCACGTGCTAAGTTCAATGAGGAACTGAAAGCTCTAAAAGACCAACTCAAACAGAGAGACCAGCAGTTAAAAGACCTTGAGGGTAAGGCTGCTGGGAATGAAGAAATGAAAAAAGAGCTGCAGAAACTTCAGGAGGCCAATAAGACCACAACTGAAGAGTATGACAAAAAAGTAGCTCAATTACAGTTCGATTTTGCTCTAGATAGAGCATTAACTGCCGGAAAAGTAAAGAATACCAAAGCTGTCAAGGCTCTGCTTAATCTTGAAGGCATAAAGCTTGATGGTGAGAAATTGCTGGGTCTTGATGACCAACTAAAAAACCTACAGCAATCGGATGCATACCTGTTCGGTGAAACCCAACCTGTAGGGGGTGGGGGCAATCCTCCTGGTGGCGATACTACTGCCGGAGAGAATGCCGGTATGAACAGTTTTATCCGTGGTGCTTTGGGTAGATAAAAATTTAAGGAGGTAATGATAATATGCCGTACAATGGTTTGATTAATCGTACTGATGCCGCTGCTCTTATTCCTGAAGAGGTGAGCAGAGAGATAATCCAAGGAATTGCTGTAAATTCTGCTTGTTTACAGTTACTGCGTAGACTCCCCAATATGTCCAGAGCTCAACAGAGAATGCCGGTTCTGTCTGCTTTGCCTACTGCTTACTTTGTTACTGGCGATAACGGCCTGAAACAGACTACTGAAATGGCCTGGGATAACAAATATCTCAACGCTGAAGAGATTGCTTGTATCGTACCTATTCCTGAATCCGTGCTGGATGACGCTGATTACGACATCTGGGGCGAAGTAAAGCCCAGAATCATGGAGGCTTTTGGTATCGTTATTGATGCTGCTGTATTGGTAGGTACCAATAAACCTGCTTCTTGGCCTGATGCTATTCTGACTGCTGCTACCGCTGCCGGCTCCACTGTTAAACTTGGCACTGGTGCTGATATCTATGACGACATCATGGGCGAGAATGGTGTGCTGGCTCTGATTGAGGATGATGGATTCTCCGTAGACGGCCATGTTGGTCTTAATACCATGAAGGCCAAGTTGAGAGGTTTGCGGGATGCTAATGGCGTGCCTATCTTTACAAAATCTATGGCTGATAAAACTGCTTACCAGCTGGACGGTGAAGCAATGCAGTTCGTAAAGAATGGTGCTTTCACATCTGCTTCAGCCTATATGTTCTCTGGAGAGTGGAAACAGGCTGTATATTCCATGCGTCAGGACATTACCTACAAAATCTTGACTGAGGCTGTAATCCAGGACAATACCGGGGCAATCATATACAATCTGGCCCAGCAAGACATGGTAGCTTTGCGCTGTGTCATGCGGTTAGCCTGGCAGGTTCCTAATCCTATCAATAGACAAAGCCCGGACGAAGCATCCCGGTATCCTTTTGCGGTATTAGTACCGTAAAAATTACAAGCTAAAAACTGTCTAAAAATTTCTAAATGGGCGGTAGTTCACCGGGGAATATAAACGCACGAATTTGCTTGTAAATATTTCGGATTAGCATGAAAAGGGAGGTAATAAAATGGGTGGATTTTATCCGTTTAATCCGTTACTCGGACAACTGATGCAAACTGGTGTTGAAGGTGTATCCGTAGACAGGGGCTTTTTAGCTCACTTTCAGGTGAGTGCAGCTAATGCTGTAGCTGCTGATAATGACGCAGTTCATGCTGCTATTGCGTGTAGTGCAGATACTACAGTTACTGTTGAAACTGAGTTTACTGCTCCTGCAGTACCCAGAAATATCTCAGCCACTGTAGCTTGTGCTACCGCAGCCAATATCAAAGCGGTACAGGTTAAAGTTACTGGAACTAACTATGCAGACGAGGTCATAACTGAAGACCTGCCGGCATTTACTGCTGGTACTGCTGGTACTGTGTCGGGTAATAGTGCTTTCAAGACTGTAACCAAGGTAGAGATTCCGGCTATGAATGGTGCTGATGTTACTGTGACTATAGGTTTTGGGGATACGTTAGGACTGCCCTTCAAACTGGCTCACAACACAGTTCTGTTTGCTTTCTTGGATAATACCAAAGAGGGCACTGCCCCGACTGTTGCGGTTAGCGCAACTGACTTTGAGGGTAACACAATTGACCTGAACTCAGCTCTGGCCGGGAAAGTGGTAGACGCATATCTTATAGTGTAAAATACCCTTCTAAGGGGGTGTAATTAATGGCAGTTAATCTCATAGTCGGAACAAATTCCTATATTTCAGTAGTAGATGCAACTGCCTATTTTGCTGAAAGGCTGTGGTCTACTGCCTGGTTTGAGGCCACAGCTGAACAGCAAGCACAGGCTTTAATTATGGCAACGAAAGTACTAGATAGGCAATTATACAAGGGTAAACTCAAAGATTCTAGCCAGGTTCTAAAATTCCCAAGATGTTACAAGAGATACCCCTTGGCTGGAGAATGGGACTATGTGGGTAATCTTGCTGAATCAATATATGACCGGGATTGGTACTGTGAAGTATCAGTACACAAAAACGTCAAAGAGGCATGCTGTGAAGAGGCTTTGGCTTTATTGGCTAGAGGTAACAGTAAACGTAGAACCTTACAGCAATCTGGGGTACAATCTTTCTCTATGGGTGGTTTGAGTGAAAGCTACAAGGCTAATGCTGGGCAAGGTCTTATATCTGCTGAAGCCATAGATTTGCTCAAGCCCTATAGAGCAGGGGCGGTGAGGTCTACGTGATAGATATTTACTTGAATCAAGCTGCTGTATGGAAACAAAAAACAGGTACTGATGGCTATGGCAAAGCCACTTTCGAAGCTGACCAGAATATTTGGGTACGCTTGGAATACAAATCCAAATTAATCAGAAATACTCAAGGTGACTTGGTTGTGGTTCAAGGTACAATTTCTACTAACAAGGCCATAGATGCCGAAGATGTTGTAGTTATGCAGGGTTATCTCCCATTTAACATACAGGGGGTAAGCTCAGAAGTTCCTGACTTAGATGGGGACGTGACTTTTAGGGAGGTTTACTTCTAATGGCACAGATAAAATGGAATGGCTCTAGTGTTGAAGAGGCTATCCTGAATGCAGCCTTGGAAGGTGCTTATTTAGGTGCTGAGGCCATTTTAACTGAGTCTATGGATGAAGTACCTTTAGAATCAGGTACCCTGGAAAGGTCTGGAGCTATAACGGAAGTACCATCCGAATGTGCCGTGTATATTCACTACAATACCCCTTATGCCAGGAAACAACATGAAGATTTGACTCTTCGCCATGTCGAGGGCAGAAAAGCCAAATACCTTGAAGACCCATTCAAACGCAATATTGCCAAGGTTGCTCTCTTGATAAACAAGAAAGTATCCAGTAAACTGAAATGAGGTGAGCGTATGATTGAAGACATAGCTACTTATCTCCAAACTGTTGGAGTAGGCACAATAGGCTCTACCCTATTTAAAGGACAGATACCTACTCTGCCAGATAATTGTGTTGCTGTGTTTCAGTACGCAGGTTCGTCTCCTACTGTAACCCACGACAAGAAAGTGCTGGATAGTCCTGGGTTACAAATCAGAGTCAGAAATACTGAGTACTCAGTAGGGATGACTAAAGCACAGGAAATCATAGACTTGCTCAGTCCTAAGTCTAATATTACCATAGGTACTGGGTTTTATCTGAGTGTGGTAGCTAATCAAAATCCAGTACCTTTAGGGTTAGACGAAAAGGGTAGGCATGAATTCTCTGTAAATTTCTCAATACTGAAAAGGAGGTAAACTTAAATGTCTGAAGCAACTGGAGCTTTAGGAACAACTCTAGCTCGTGATGGTAACGTCATTTCTGAGCTTACTAAAATCGGTAGCCCCAAGTATAAGATGGATACCATAGACGTGACTAACCACCAATCTACTGATGGTTTTAAAGAATTTATTGGGGGTTTGCTTGAGGCTGGGGAGTTACCCTTAGAAGGTAATTTTATCCCTGGCGATACCAATGGTCAGGTGGGTCTGGTAACAGACATGATGGCAAAAACCAAGCAAAATTTTGTGCTTACTTTTCCCAATAGTGTTACTTTCACCTTTGCTGCTCTGGTGACTGCCTTTGAGCTGGGTGACGCTGATGTTAGTGGGGCCTTGACTTTTAAGGCCACTTTGAAAATATCGGGTAAACCTGCTCTGGGTATAACTGTAGCTGCCAATCTTACTGATTTGGTGGTAACCACAGGTACTCTTGTACCAGCCTTTGCTGGAGCCACCAAAGAATATGTGGTTAATATAGCTACAGACCAGACTACTGTAACTGTTACACCTACCTGTGCTGCTGCCAATTCTATTGAGGTAGACGATAATGTGGTAGCTACAGGACAGCCATCAAGCCCAATAACTTTGGGAGCAGCTGGGTCTGTTAAGACCATAACTGTTGTAACTAAGCAAGCAGGTAAATCTGATAATATCTATACGCTTTATCTCACAAGAGCGTAAGTTAAGGAGGAATTTCTGTGCGGTCTGAAACCATAGTTCTAGCTGGTAATACCATAATCCTTAATGAGTTGAAAATCAAGGAAATTAAGGAAGATATTATACCAAAGATAGGCCCAGCTTGGGAAAAATTAACACAAGGGAATACTGCAGAAATTGTAGACCGTTTACAAGACCAAATGGTTGAGATTTTTCCACAGTTAAAGGGTATTAACTTGGAAGAATGTTATCCTTCAGAGATTGAAGCCTTTGTGGAGGCTTGGATAAATGTAAATTTTTCTGGGTTAAAACGCCTACTAGGGCCAGTGGTGTCTTTAACGACACTGGGCAAGCAGAAGCTAGAGCTATCTGCGGTAAATCCCTAAATAACCCAGATTACTGGAAAAACCTTACAGTATCAGATTTTGATTTACTTCTTGTTAGCATAGATAAACTGGAGCAGGTAACACAGGAACTAGAGTGGTCTAGGACTGCGTTTACCTGTTCCGTTATCGCTAACATATTCAGGGACAAGGAAAAGAAAAAAGAACCCTTTGTACCTGCCGATTTTATGCCTAAGTTTGGGCAGGAAACTGAGAAAAAACAGACTTGGCAAGAGCAGTTAGCAATAATTGAAATTCTAAATGCTGCTCTAGGTGGAATAGACACAAGGGGGTGGGCGAATGAGCTTAACCTTGGCAGAAGTTATGGTAAAAGTAGGGATAGATAGGGCAAGTCTGAATGCTGGGCTTGACGAGGCCAGAAATACCATAACTACTAAAATGAAAAGTGCTGAAGAAAGCAGTAGGATGCTGCTTGGAGGCTTATCTGTAGCTGGGGCTGGTCTAGTAGCATTTGGCGTAAAATCCCTACAAATGGCAGGTAACGTGGAAACAGCCCAGACTGCGTTTACCACTATGCTGGGTAGTGCTGAAAAAGCTGCTGCCTTGATGAAAGACTTACAAGCATTCGGGGCTGAGACTCCTTTTGAATTTCCAGAAATTCAGGCTGCTGCCAAATCTCTTCTAGCTTTTGGTATAGGTGCAGACGAGATGAAAACTAAACTCAGAGAGATTGGTGACGTTTCGTCTGCTGTGGGCGCACCAATAGGCGAAATTGCTGAGATTTATGGTAAGGCCAAGACTGCTGGTAGGCTATTTGCTGAGGATATCAACCAATTAACAGGTCGAGGCATACCAATTATTCAGGAGTTAGCCAAGCAATTCAATGTTTCCGAGGGTGAAGTCAAAGGATTGGTAGAATCAGGTAAAGTGGGTTTTCCTGAACTTGAAAAAGCTTTTTCTAGCATGACTGGGGAAGGTGGAAAATTCCACGATATGATGAAAGCTCAATCTGCTACTCTTCCAGGTATGTGGTCTAACTTGATGGACAATATAGGCCAATCTGCAACGGTATTCGGTCAAGAACTTATCAAGAATTTTGACTTAAAAGACAAATTACAAGGACTTATTGATGGTTTAGATAAAATATCTACCTTGTTGTCTGAAAAAGGTCTTAAAGGTGCTTTAGCTGAGTTATTCCCTCCAGAAACTCAAGCTACAATAGTTATCATAGGGGGTGCTATCTTAGGGGCTTTAGTGCCTGCTATTTATGCCTTAGCTGCTGGATTTTGGGCAGCTATGGTTCCACTTTTACCCTTTATAGCTGCTGGAGCAGCCATTGCTGCCTTGGCTTTTCTTATCTACAAGGGTTGGGAACCACTTAAAAACTTCTTCAGTAATTTATGGGAAGGAATTAGCAGTAAAGTCACAGGTATATGGAATAGTATCAAGTCTACCGCAGAGGGTGTTTGGAATAGCATTAAGGACTTCTTTAAAAAGTGGGGGGACGAACTACTTCTACTTGCCGTAGGGCCAGCAGGTTGGGCTGTATTGCTAGTAACAAAGATAGTTGAGAATTGGGACAAAATTAAAGAAACTACCAGTAAAATCTGGGAAGCAATAACTTCTTTCTTGTCTGAGAAATGGCAAGCTGTTGCCAGCACTTTCAGTAATATTGGTAATACCATTAGGTCCTTTTTCACAGGTTTGTGGAATGGTATAAGCTCTCAGGTCAGCTCTATCTGGGGAACCATACATAATACAATTTCCAGTAAATTTAATTCCATAAGCAGTACGATTAGCAATATTGGTAGTACTGTTAGGGGTATATTCACAAATCTAGCTAGTTCTGCTTATCAATGGGGTAGCAATTTAATCAGTGAATTTCTTAGAGGTTTCAAATCTAAGATAGCAAGTATCAAGTCTGCTGCAAGGGAGGTAGCTAGTAGTGTATCTAGGGTAATAGGCTTTCGTTCTCCTGCTAAGGAAGGGCCAGGAGCAGATGCAGATAAGTGGGGGCCAAATTTAATTACTATGTTTGCTCAGGGTCTACGTCAGGGTGTGCCTATGATAGAGAATACTGTACTTGGTGTAAGTAATGTGTTGAGTCTATTAGGGGTTATGCCAGATACTTCTGTAGCTGGGGCTGCTGCTGCGGGTAATACCCTAATTTCTGGTAATACTTTCTATATACGGGAAGAGACTGATATAGATAAGGTAGCAGAAAAACTGGCTAAGAAACAACGGGACTATAACCGTGGTAGGGGGGTAAAAAGCTAATGGCAGCTATCACAATGACTTTTAACTCTATTTTAAGCACCTCCAAAAATATCATAATCAAGGATGTCAAAAGACCTGTAAAGGCTGTTTTAAATGACAAATTCCAGGAATTACCAGGAAAGCATGGGAGTTACCTTATTCCTGGTAAATTTAAGGATAGCTTTATAAAGGTAGAGATTGCTATGGAAGAGGTGAGTTTAGCTGCTGTACGTTCCAAAGTTCGGGAATTAGCAACTTGGTTACATACCACAGATTGGGCTATACTCATATTTTCTGATGAACCTGACTTATATTGGCTTGCTAAATGTACAAATATTGAGGACTTGGAACAGACTGTTCTGGTTGGTGAGACTGTCATAGAGTTCAGAGTTCAGCCTTTAGCCTATGGAACAGAAATTGCAACCGATTTTGTAGGCGATACTGTAACTGTAGACAATATAGGCTCTGTTGAAATATATCCCAGATTTTTGGTTACTTTTACAGCATCGGCTACAGAATGGAAAGTTTCAAATACTTCAGGGCAGTATACTAGAATAGTTGACGATTTTGTCCTAGGGGATGTACTGTCGATAGATTCAGCTACTGGAGCTATTCTAAAGAATGGAGTTAGAGCTATGAACAATCTGGATTGGCAAAATAGCCGATTTTTTGCCCTTACCCCAGGAGACAATACCCTTTCCATAACCCCCACAGGTAAGTGTACTTGCCAAGTAAAATTTGACCCTTGTTATGTATAGGAGGTGATATAGTGTGCTTTATGTATTTAATCCTTCTGAAGAATTGATAGCTACTATACCTTCTACAGATTATTTGTCTCCTAAGCACAAAGAAATTCTGAATGGGGACAATAATTTCAGGTTTACTATTAAAACTCCAGAACATATGCCCTTTCTTGAAGAGGGAAACTTGGTAGCATTTCGTGACTTAGACAATTATTTTCAAATTTTTGAGATTAAAACCATAACAGATACCCATAATCAGGACTTTGAAAAGCTTGTATATTGTGAGCATATCTTGTACGAGCTCCTTGATGATATTGTGACCGACAAGCGGCCATCAGCCGGAGCTACAGCAGCTCTTGCGGGGATGCTGGAGGGTACCCGCTGGCAGGTGGGCATAGTAGATGATTTGGGCGCATCAAGTACGAACGCATACTATGAATCTGCTCTTTCAGCTGTACAGAAGGTAGCCAACGCATGGAAGGGAGAACTGAACTGGAGAATCACAGTATCTGGCAATCAAATTACAGCCCGGTATGTAGACCTGCTGGCTATGCGCGGCACAGATACCGGGAAACAATTTATGTATAGTAAAGATACTCTCAGTATTGAGCGTGAAGTGGATACATCAGAGGTGGTTACTGCCCTTTATGGTCGCGGAAAAGGTGTAGAAACAGAGTCAGGGGAAGGACATGGCCGCAGGTTAAACTTTGCCGATATCGAAGCACCAGACAAGCCAGCGGGACAGGAATGGATTGGCAACGATGACGCTCTTGCACGATGGGGCAGAAATGGCCGACACAGATTTGATGTATTTGTGGATGAGGATGAAACTGACCCGGAAGTGCTGCTGGAAAAGACCAGAGTAGAATTGACACGCCGCACCACTCCACGAGTAACATATAAATTAGATGTGGTCAGTCTGGAGCAGATAT